CACGCCTACTCGATTATTGGGTTAACGTCCATCCCGATATTGTAAGTGGATGGAGTGTTGACAGATTTGATCTTCCCTACCTCTATAGCCGGATTAAATCTGAGTTGGGCGTGAAATATGCCAATAGGTTATCACCCTGGGGATTGGTTTCAGAACGGATAGGTTATGATAACTTCGGTAAAGAGGGAACGTGCATTGATATTGGCGGTGTCAGTATCCTTGACTACTTGGCCCTATACCGCAAGTTTACTTACAACCAACAAGAATCGTACAGGCTTGGCCACATTGCCAATGTTGAATTGGGTACAAGCAAACTGTCTTACACTGATTACTCAACACTTCAAGCCATGTATGAGCGTGACCACCAACGGTTTGTAGAATACAATATCCAGGATGTGCTACTGGTCCAAAAACTAGATGAAAAAATGAAATTGATCGACCTGGCGTTAGCAATGGCGTATGATGCCAAAGTCAACTATACCGATGTAATGACGCAAGTCCGTTTGTGGGATGTCCTTATCCATAATTATTTGTGGGAGCGGCAGATTGCTGTTCCCGTCAATAGTGGTGGGCATAAAAACGAAGCGTATGCAGGCGCGTATGTAAAAGATCCACAGATCGGATCGCATGATTGGGTATTGTCGTTCGATTTAAATTCCATGTATCCAAACCTTATCAGAATGTTCAATATTTCACCGGAAACAATTCTGAACCAATGCCACCAAGATGTTACGATTGATAAGTTATTGGCTGGCAAAGTGCCTGCCTTTGCAAAATCCCACACCGCACTAGGTGCGAATGGTTGGGTCTTCAGGACAGATGTGCGCGGGTTTTTACCAGAAATGATGGAAAAGTTTTATGGGAAACGGGTTGAATATAAGAACGCTATGCAAGCCGCGCAAAAAGACCTTATTGCTATTGAAAAAGAAATAGATAAGCAGAAGTCAAGAGATAGGCAAAAAGATTTAACAACCGTAAGTTTGACAGCTTTGAAGGAACTTGAGCGCTTCCGTAATATGAAAGAGCAGGAGATAGCCAAATACAAAAACCTGCAATTGGCTAAGAAACTCCAGCTTAATTCGTGTTACGGAGCGCTCGGTTAGGTAACGAGCATTTTCGGCACTTTGATATCCGCCAGGCAACAGCAATTACTTTTGGTGGCCAATTGGTTATCCGTTTTGCTGAACAAGAAATCAATAAAGTAATGAATGCCCTCCTTGATACAAACGGCAAAGATTACGTTATTGCGTCTGATACGGATTCCCTCTACCTTAAATTTGCTGGTGCTGCGGAAAAACTTTTAGCAGTAAATCCAGCATTGACGCAAGAACAGCTAGTAGAAAAACTTGATAAAATCGCAGAGAAGAAAATTATTCCAGCTTTTGATGAAATCTTTAACCGGCTCTCTCAGATGCTTGGTGCCCAACAAGGCACATTGGTGATGAAACGCGAAGCTATTGCGAACCGTGGTATTTGGACAGCTAAGAAACGGTACATGCTCAATGTATTTGACAATGAAGGTATCCGGTACGATACCCCAAAAATCAAAATCATGGGTATCGAAGCTGTAAAATCTTCTACTCCATCTTCTTGCCGTAAAGCTATTAAAGACGCAATTGGTGTCATTATGTCAGGCACTGAAAGGGATTTACAAGAATTCATTAAAAAGTACCGTCAAGAATTTCAGTCCCTACCATTTGAGGACATCGCATTTCCACGGGCAGTGAACCAAGTTACAAAATATCTTAATTTAGAAAAAGGTGTGCCGATACACACAAAAGGCGCAGTCATTTATAACCGTTTACGGAAAGAATTAAAGCTGGAAAAGAAATACGAAGAAATCCGTAATGGAGAAAAGATCAAATTCTGTTACCTTAAAGAGCCCAATCCCATCATGTCCCATGTCATTTCAGCTATTGCATTTTTGCCAGAAGAATTTGGCTTACGGCCCTATATTGACTATTCCATGCAATTTGACAAAGCCTTTATAGAACCACTCAATGCTATACTTAAAGTCATTGGGTGGCATCCAGAACCGAACCAAACGTTGGAGTCCTTCTTTTAAATGGAAACCTATTATTCATCAAACGAGAAAAAGGTTGCACAAGGCCGCCTCGGAGAAATGATCGTTGGGAGGTACCTCAAGATTGCTGAAGGTGCCGAAGTGGTATATTCTGATAACCAATTCGATTCAGAAAAAGATATGCTGGCTAATGGTGTATCAGTTGAGGTCAAGACTATGGAGGAATTTCACACCCAACGAGCCTTTTCATTCGCACAAAACCAATTATGGAAATGCCGCAATGTTGGACGGTTGTTTATGATAGCCCTTAATTCAAGGGACCGCAGCCGGAGCGGCAAGTGTTATGAAATTGATCCAAAAACATTTACCACCAAATTTTATACGACACGGGACAACCGCAATATGATCCTTATACCCATTGATCAACCAGCCGTAAAATTTGCATTCCAAGTCGAACCAAAAATGGTTGCTCAACTACATAAATTTTCAACAAGTGAATGGGGATTATAAAAAAACCTGCCATTATTGTGGACTTGGATGGCACCCTTTCTATTCGTGCTCCCAGCCGAGACCCTTACGATCATTCCTATTGCCAAGAGGACGATGTATCTGTTCCGGTCCGTGAGGTTGTCCGCCGCTTTGCAACCGACCACGCAATTATCTGTATAACTGGGCGTAGCAATAAATTCCGACGCCAAACAGAGCAATTCTTGTTTTGGCATGGTGTACCATACACGGATTTGATAATGCGGCCAGAACGTGATAGGAGAAAGGATGATATTGTTAAAGAATTTCTTTACCGGTTTGCCGTGGAGCCAGAATATAGGGTGACGTTTGTTTTGGATGACCGTATTTCCGTGGTGGCAATGTGGCGCCGCATTGGCTTAATCTGCTTTCAGGTTGCAGAAGGAAACTATTAAGAAGGTTTGATAATGAATAAAATTGTAGAAATGGTCTTTGGCTCGCACCTCTATGGGTTGGCCGGGCCAAACTCCGATAGGGATTATAAGGGCATATTCCTACCGTCAGTAAAGGACGTGCTTTGCTGCACAGTCAAGGCGACGGCGCATGATAACACAAAGTTAGCCGAACATACTAAGAATACAGCTAATGATAGGGACATGGAAATGTATTCCCTCCAATATTTTTTCGCGCTGGCAGAGGAAGGGCAAACCGTAGCAATAGACATGCTCCACGCACCTGCCCAAGCTATTTTGGCTACGTCGGATATCTGGGAAGTCCTTGTGGCCCAGCGGTCCATGTTTTATTCTAAGAATATAGCAGCCTCAATCCGGTATGCCAGGGCCCAGGCAGCCAAGTATGGTATCAAAGGTTCCCGGCTCTCGGCTGCTAAAGCAGTGCTTAACGCTTTCAAAAGCGTGGATAGGAATTCCCGTGTCAATTCCAAACGGGATATCCTTCCGATAAACGAACATTGCCAATGGGTCCGCGAAGATGATGACGTTGAATACTACCAAGTTTGTGGCAAATTATTAAATCCTAGAGCGTTTGTACGTGAATACCTGCCAGTATTAGAACGGTTCATTGAGGAATATGGTAGCAGGGCCAGGTTAGCTGAATTAAACCAGGGTGTGGATTGGAAAGCAGTTAGCCACGCGTTCCGGATAGCATATCAAATCCGTGCAATCCTGCGAAATGGTGGGTTCACCTATCCGTTAGCCGAAACGGCATACCTACGCGAACTGAAAACCGGAAATCTTCATTTCACCAATGAAGTATCGCCACGCTTAGAAACCCTCATAGAAGAGGTCGAGGCCCTTGCAAAGGTCACTGCGTTGCCTACAGAGGTCAACCGGACGGCCACACGTAACCTACTCTATAAACTCTTGCGGGCCGCATACAAGTTTTAAACAAGCCACGTGATAAAAAAGCCACGGTAGTGCTACAGTTACCGTGGCTTTTTATTTGACAAAGTGTCTTTTAAGTAGTATAATGATATGTCACCTGGAGGACATATGAATAAAAAGAAAACAACCGATAGTCTTGGCATTTTTCAAAGTATCTTGGATGAACTTGACGATCCTAACACCCATATCGCGGATGAAGCCACATCCTCAGCAGAATTCTCTGGCTGGATAGATACGGGTTCCCATATCCTGAATGCGGCCCTTTCAGGAAGCCTCTGGGGTGGCATACCAAACAATAAAGTCACTGCCTTGGCTGGAGAAGAAGCCACTGGCAAAACTTTCTACCTTTTAGCGGTATTGAAACATTTCCTTGAGCAACACCCGCAAGCAGCCGCGTTTTATTACGATACGGAAGGTGCGGTAACGAAAAAGATGATGGTTGAACATGGTATTGACGCAAAACGTGTTATTATTGTTGAACCAGAAACAATCCAATCCTTCCGTACCCACGCAGTCCGCGTCCTCGATAATTATGCGAAAGTACCCGAAGAAGACAGGCCGCCCTTGATATTCGCATTAGATTCCCTTGGCGCATTATCAACTACTAAAGAAGTGGAAGATACCGGCGAAGGAAAAGAAACACGCGATATGACTAAGGCACAACTTATTAAAGCCACGTTCAGGGTCCTTACCCTCAAATTGGCTAAATTAAAAGTGCCGATGCTTGTTACCAACCATGTCTATAATATAATCGGTACTTACGTGCCAACTAAAGAAATGGGTGGCGGTGCAGGATTAAAGTATGCGGCCAGCACCATCCTTTTCTTGTCGAAGTCCAAAGATCGTGACAAAGATAAAAATATTGTCGGAGTGATTATTACCTGCACAATGAAAAAGTCCCGTTTCACAAAAGAAGGTGTGCGTGTCAAAACGAGGTTATCATTTCAGAAGGGGCTTGACAGGTACTATGGGTTGCAAGAACTTGGGGAAGCAGCTGGGCTTATTAAAAAAGAAGGCAACCGCTTCGTATTCCCAAACGGTGAAAAAGGATTTACGAAGGACATTGATGCTGATCCTGAACGGTTTTTTACTAAAGATGTTTTAGATAAATTAGAAGAAGTCGTTAAAGCGGCATTTTGTTTTGGGCAAAGCGAAGAAGTCCGTGGTATCACACAAGAAAGCGTAGAGGAATAGTGGCCACAGACTTATCACTTGATCGGTTAATCCTCCAACACCTCCTCTATTCGGATGGGTATGCTTGGAAGGTCTTGCCATACCTTAAGCCAGAATATTTTAGCGATCCATCTGAACGAAAAATCTTTGAACGGACCGCGGCGTACATGGAGAAATATAAAGCCCGCCCAACGGCCGCGGCCCTTACTATCGAATTTGAACAAGCCAAAGACATTCCCGAAGGCGTCTATGCTAACATCCAAACGCTGTTACCCACTATTACAACGCCACCCGAAGCACCAGCCGACCAATGGCTTATTGATTCAACAGAAAAATTTTGTTCTGAACGGGCCGTCTATAACGCAATTATGGATGGGATCAGTATTTTGGACGGCAAAGATAAAAAGAACCGCGACAAAGGCGCGATCCCAGGAATCCTCCAAGAAGCCTTGTCCGTGTCTTTTGACACCCATATCGGGCATGACTTCATTGAACATGCAGACGAGCGGTGGAATTATTATCATTGCACAGAAGAAAAAATACCATTTGATATTGACATCCTCAATAAAATCACCAAAGGCGGGCCATCTAAGAAAACATTGAATATTATCATGGCAAGTACTGGTGTAGGTAAAACGGCTGTCATGTGCCACATGGCAGCTGCCAACCTTATGCTCGGTAAGTCTGTCCTTTATATTACGATGGAAATGCGGGAAGAGGAAATTGCTAAACGCATAGATGCCAACCTCTTAGATGTAACGATTGAGGAACTTTTGGCCCTGAGCAAAAATGAATACGATAGGAAGTTTAGTAAACTCAAGAAGAAAACCAATGGTAAATTAGTCGTTAAAGAATACCCGACCGCCACACCGCACGTTGGGCATTTTCGTCACCTCACCAACGAACTCTACCTCAAGAAAGATTTTAAACCTGATATCATTTATATTGACTATATGAATATTTGTGCATCTAGCAGGGTAAAAATGGGCAGCACAGTTAACTCCTATACCTTTGTCAAACATATCTCAGAAGAATTCCGTGGATTTGCGATTGAAAAGGGCGTACCTGTTATCACCGCCACCCAAACTAACCGGGCAGGATTCAATAACTCTGATCCAGAACTTACTGAAACCTCAGAAAGTATTGGAGGACCAGCTACAGCCGACTTATGGTTGGCCCTCATTTCTACTGAAGAACTAGATGCATGTAACCATATTATGGTTAAGCAACTCAAGAACCGCTATGCCGACCTGAATAAGTACAAGCGATTTATCGTTGGATTTAATAAAGCTAAGATGCGGCTTTTTGATGTCGTAGATCCCACCAATGGTATTATTAATGAAACCCCATCCAAAAAAGAAGATATGCCCTTATTCGATAAGTCTTCCTTTGGAGAACGGATGGGCGAAGAAGCCGGATTACCGTGGATTGAGAAACGTCAACGGAACCGCGATTTTTCAGATTTGAAAATATAATTTAATATTAAAAAGCCGGCTTTTGAGGAAATAAATACAAATGCAACCAGGAGGGCATATGCTTAAACAACCTTCTGTCTGTGTTTATGGTGGCTCTAAAGAATTCCGTGCCACAATAAGAAAAGCCGCGAAGTGGATGATTGTTGAACTCCTTGGCAGCCGCCTTGCTACTAACATTACCCTCAGGATATCTTTTATTAAAGGACTCGAACGGCGGGAAGGATTTGTGGGAGAGTGTTATTGGACTGATCAGAACCTCCGCCCACGTTATTTTTCTATTCCCATCGACCGCGAACAATCAAGACTCCAATGCTTACGGACGTTGGCCCATGAACTTATCCATTTAAAACAATTTGCTACTGGTGAAATGTTCTCCTATGCTTCAAATGAAAACATCACACGGTGGCGCGGGCGCAAGATCATTGATGATGACGTAGCATATAATAAACAACCCTGGGAACGTGAGGCAAATCGCCTCGAATTCGACCTCGTTAAGGCCTACCAAAAGGCCATACAAAATCAATAAATACCTATATTATGAGACTTGACCGTGGGGCCGAATTAAAAGGGAGCATTGTTTTCCATAGCCTACTGAAGGCAGGGTTAAACCCGGCCAAAGTCAAAAAACACCATCTTAAACTACAAGCCTATGGCAATGCTATTGCTGAACGGGCGCAATCCTCTGCCGCCTTAATTGACAAGGCTGGCCAGAAACTCCTCAAAATCCCACAACAGTCTTACGAAGCTGGCGTTATTTTATTAAACCCCTTTAAAATTGCGCGGTTAAGCGGATATTAATCCTTGTTATAATCCTGGCTTTGTGGTATACTATTATGGTGATGAACAAAGAAAGGGATAATATGCAGTCATTCATCCACTACCTTACAGAAGCGAAAAATACCCACCTTGAGCATGTCGAGGACCTCCTCTTTTCTGAAGGTATTCCTGGAGCCAGGCGTATTTTTGATTACCTCAGGGACGTCCGCGATATGCTGGCTGGGCATAGCGATTCACGGACAAAATTGAGTGTAAAATGGGACGGAGCGCCATCATTTGTGATGGGCATTGATCCAGCCGACAAGAAATTTTTTGTTGCCAAAAAGGGTGTGTTTAATAAGGTTCCGGTTGTCTATAAAACCCATAGCGATATTGATAGGATGGTCGAAGGACGGTTAAATGGAATCTTCCACTTAGCCTTG